GGGTTTAATTATGTTTGGAATAGTGGGAATGTGGAGAGAAATTGATACAACAAATCCTTTTAAATGGAATGAATATCAAATTAGTGAAACAACCTTTAAACAACAAGAACAATGAAAATAGAAATCACACACTACGGTCATAAGGCATCGTATGAATTTGACCACGAAGACGTAACTTTAGAAGACTTGCTTTTTCACCTTGAAAAGCTGATTTGGTTGACTGGATATTCAATCAATGGTAGATTAGAAATCGTAAACGAGGAACAATGAAACCCGAAGACGAATACTGCGCAGCACTCGCCACGATGATACTCGTGACCACAGTAGCTATCATATTGATTATTAATTTTATCTTTGACGTATGGAACTGATACTATCATACCTGGCACTCGGGTGGCTCATCGCCAACTTCGAACCTCTGCACTGGGTCATTGACCTACTATTCATCAAGGTGATTCCCAAGGGGAAGCTCGGTGATTACATTCATGCTGGCTTTGGTTGCTGGAAGTGTACGTCATTTTGGACTGCGCTGATACTCTCAGGCAATATATATACGGCAGCAATCACAGCGATGGGTGCCTACATCATCAGCGAATGGATAGAGAGCAAATAGATATCATCACAGCAGTCAGGGAAATGCCCGAGACAGAGCGATACAGCAAGAAAACGCTGAACGTTCTCAAGCGCATCAAGGTCGCAGAGACCGGACAGCCTGATCGTGAATGCTTCTGCTCCCAGCTGAGACGCAAAATATGGTACAAGGAATTCATAAATTGGTATGAAGGCAACTCTTGACCGCTACATATCGTCTCACTATGAGGAGCTGTACCGATACACCAGGTACTTCTGCTCCAAGTACAATCCGAAACTCACAATCGATACGGTCATCTCCAACGCATATCTGCACTGCATCGAAATCAATGACAATACAGAGGATGTTGGGAAGGTCAAGAGTTATATCCTTAACTCAATCAAGCGTCAAGTCATTTGGAAAAATGTCGACAGCTACAAAGATGAGCGAATCCTGGCATCAGAAATCGCAGTTCCTGACACTTTCGATGATGGGGAGGACCTCAACTACAAAATCGCAATCGAGCAGCAATACCAGGGATGGAAGTCATCGGTGGACATCTACCGAGATGGGCTCACAGACAACGTCAAGATTGCAGTGGCCAAGGCTTACTTCGATAAGAACTTCACAACAGCACGATCTATGGCCGAGTATTTCAACATCCCAGTGACATCAGCACACTACCTCATCGCAGACATAAAAACAACACTAAAAATCATACACAATGAAGATAAAAAGTGAATACAAGGGGATGACCCTAATGAAAAACACAGCTCTCGGAAACATAACCGTAGTTGTTGACAATATAGATATGAATAAATATGACTACTATGTGAGCATAGGATTCGCATATCTATTTGAGAAGGAGACAGCAACTGCACCAATCCGATATGAAGGTATCGAGGCAGATGAGCAGACTGAAGCTCCGAAAGTAATTAAACCAAAACGCAAACGCAGAACCAATGCCAAAACCGACACCATCTGAATCAAAGGATGACTTCCTGACTCGCTGCATGGGCGATGAAGAGGCACTCAAGGACTTTCCTGAGAATGACCAGCGATATGCTGTGTGCAATTCCATGTGGGAAGAGTCAAAAATGACAGCATTGTCAAAATACATGGAAGCATTCGCAGAGGATAGCTACTCCGATTATCCCGATTCAGTGCGCAACAACGCACGCAGAGGCATCGAACTCAACAAAGAGCTCGGCAACAAGTGCGCCACTCAAGTCGGTAAGGTCAGAGGACAGCAGCTCGCAAATAAGGAGCCCATTTCAATCGATACAATCAAAAGGATGTACTCATACCTATCCAGGGCAGAACCAACATTCGATGATTCAGCACCAGAGGACTGTGGATACGTTTCATTCCTTTTATGGGGTGGCAAGACTGGACTTGATTGGGCAGAAAGTAAACTAAAAAGTTTAAAAATTATATAATGGCTGGTAGACCAAGAAACTTCGAAACACCGGATGACCTTTATCAGCTTTTTGTTGAGTACAGAAAAAAAGTAAAGGACAATCCAAGATATCAGTATTCACTTTCAAATAAGACTGGGAAGGCTGAACCGATTCCATTAGAGGTACCGCTCACAATGAGTGGCTTCAGAGTATTTGCACACGACAATGGACTTGTGGTGCACGATTATTTCGCAAACACTGGAGGGAGATATTCAGCATTTACGACAATCTGCACGCGCATAAGCGATGAAATTCGAAATGACCAAATTCAGGGCGGCATGGTTGGGCAGTTCAACGCATCCATCACTCAGCGACTGAATGGTCTGACTGAAAAGACTGACATCACTTCTGGAGGGCAAAGTATCTCCGAGGTGAAGGTGAATATAATTAAACCGACAGAGTAATATATTTAGTATATTTGCTGTCAGCTGTCATAGGAGAGAATACTGTCCTATGGCTGCCGCATTGCCTAAACTTGAGCTATGGCTGAAATCACAATCGACAGCACTGTCATCTTCGAGAAAAACTTTACGGCCCTGGCTGACCCGAGCATCAGGTTCATCATCAATGAGGGTGGTAGCCGCTCCAGCAAGACTTACTCGCTCTGCCAAATGATCGTGGTGTACTGCTTGCAGAATCCTGGCAAGGTGGTCAGCATCGTGCGCAAGACCTTCCCAGCTCTCAGGGCAACGGTGATGCGTGACTTCTTTGAAATCATGAAGGAGATGGGCATATACGAGGTGACGAGCCACAACAAGTCAGAGCACATCTACACCTTCCCGAATGGAAGCATCGTGGAGTTTTTCAGCGTGGATGATGAGCAAAAAATCAGGGGTCGCAAGAGGGACCTTGGGTGGTGCAATGAAGCCAATGAGCTATGGTTCGAAGATTTTCAGCAGCTGAACATGAGGACCGAGACAAAGCTCATCTTCGACTACAACCCGAGTGAGTCAGCATCCTGGTTGTATGAGCTGCCGATGGAGGAGAGCATCATCATCAAGTCAACGTACAAAGACAACCCATTCCTCCCCGAAAGCATCAAGCGACAGATTGAGGACCTCAAGCGCACCGATGAGTCGCTGTATCAAATCTATGCCCTCGGTGAGAAAGCCATCAGCAAGAGCAACATCTACTCCAACTGGACCTTCGTGAAGCATCGCCCGGCAAGGTTCGTGAACTTTGTATATGGCCTTGACTTCGGATACAATCACCCGACTGCCCTGATGAGGGTATACTGGTGCGACAATGACATATACATCGAGCCAGTCATCTATGAAAGCTACCTGACCACCACCAACCTCATCGACAAGATTGGCAACCTGGGCATCGAGAAGCACGTCACCATCGTGGCTGACTACGCACGGCCCGAAATAATTGCCGAGATGAACAATGCTGGCTATGACGTGCAGAATGCCAACAAGGTGGTCAAGAAGGGCATCGACAACATCAAGACATTTGGAGTGGTCTGCGAGGATGAGCCAAGACTCAAGAAAGAATACGAGAACTACAAGTGGAAAAAGGTCGGAGACCAAATCATGGATGAGCCCGTGAAGCTCTTCGATGATGCCATGGATGCCATCCGATACGCTGCCACGCACATTCGCCAGGAGTACTATACCGATGACTCATATTTCGCCTTCTAAACATTTGGCAGCCAAACTGCAATATAAAGAAAAACATGAGCGCAAACTTAATCGGCGAATTAGTCGCAAACAACGGAACGTATTATATGAACGCTGGAGTTACCAGCACTACATATACTGGAGCTGTTGACCAAATAATCATAAGAGGTTCGAACATACGAATTGAAGCCATAGAAGTGATTAGAGATGGTGAATACATTGACGTTAAAAGCGATTATTTAAGTGTCAACTTATTGCCTGATGGTGTAAGAATAACACCGAAAAACAATGAGGTCTTTGCAAGAATTACAATTGTTGGAGCTGGTGGCTTTGGAGGCGTCGAATTAGTACTCGCATAAGATGGCATTTAGAACACAGAAGATATCCCAGATGACTCCGAAAGGAGCAGACCTGGAAGCAACTGACCTACTCGAAGTCTCAACGCTGGAGAGTGGCAGCTACGTCACACGATCAATCACGGGTCAAGAAATAATCGATGCTGTTGCTGGCGGTGGTGTAACCGCCGTAACGGGCAGCGCACCGATTGTATCAAGTGGCGGTACTACTCCTGATATATCAATTACACAAGCTACTACATTTGACGACGGCTACCTAACCTCATCGGATTGGTCAACATTCAACGACAAGCAAAACGCTTTGACTCTCACCACAACGGGAACAAGCGGCCCAGCTACTTTGATTGCTGACACTTTGAACATTCCGCAATATAGCGGTGGTGGTGGTGGTGGTATTCATGCTATTCCTAAGCCAATAAGCGGTAGGCGATTAAGCTATTCGCTTGGTGCTTCAACAACTGGGGCAAGTTTCACTTTGGCAAGGCTCACATTAGTGCCATTTATACCAGCAAATACTTTTACAATTTCGGAAATTTTAATGTATTGTAATATCTTGGGGGTTGGTTCTCTTTGCCGTCTTTTGATTTATTCGGATAACAATGGATTTCCAAACGCTAAACTTTACGAAAGCGCCGACTTAAACCTGTCGACAATTGGTTTTAAAATTGCAACAACAACTTTTACATTTAATGCGGGAACAACTTATTGGCTTGGTTTTCATGGTGGCGCAGTAACTGCAAATGTTACTTGTAATAACATTGCCGCTGTTTACGCATTTGCACAAACGGGAAGTGCTGTTAATGGGGCAAATGGTTATAACGTTACAGCGGCATTAGGCTCAGCGCCAGCAAACATTACAACTGCTACACTAAACACGGCACCCCCTCAATGGATTGGACTAACACCAGCTTAAAACTTTAACTATGCCACAAGTAAGACAAGAAATATACGACGACAACGGACTTGTTCGCGTTGAATTTATAGAGGTTGACGAACCTACACAAGAGGAATTAGTAGCGCAAAAAGAAGCTGAGTTGCTTGCTTTGTACGCTGAATTGAAAGCACTAAAAGGGGAGTAATGGCTCAGACAACCATAGCGAGGCCACAGACCTTCAGCCCAGCATACAACCCACTCAAGTTCATCATCGATTCCACCAACAAGAACTTGGCTGGCTTTCGATATATCTTTGATGTGTATGAGGCTGGCACGGCTAACAAGATTGCGGAGTACAAAGTGCTTCCAACATTCGGTACGGGCTATGGCGAGGAGGACCTATCCAAGCTGCTCCAGAGCAAAGTATCCTGGGACCTGAACACAGAGCTCACCTCAAGCTATGGCGCACCGAATTCATACTTCAACTTTGACGTCAACATCGGTGAGGAGTATGTCACCGAGGTGGCCTACACGAGCAGCCTCACGAATGCAAGTGGCAGTGTACAGATAAACGTGGCAAACTCGTTCGCACCAGGTGACCAGGTCATCATCACACAAGCTGATGGTGGAGTAGCCAACCCACAGCTCGAAGGACTGCACACCGTGGTCAGTGCAACGGGCTCGGTATTCGTTGTCAACGTAAACTGGTCCACGATCACTGACGCTACAATCAATGGCTCGGTGAGCTATGCTGACAAGCGCAAGACCATCGTGCGTGACATCACTGAGCTGAATGGAAACAGCGTATTCAACGGAGCCTTCAGATGGTTGGACTGGACAGTGTATGATAAGAATGACTACAAACTCAACGGAGTCACCAAGCAATGGTTGACCAATCAGCCGACAGCGAACTTCCACTGCACCCTGGGTCAAGATTTATATCTCAACCTTCAGAATCCAAAGGGATTTGACCGCATCATTTTTGACAACAGCAATGGCTCCTCATTCTACAAGGCACCATCTTCAATGGATGACATACTTCAGGTGCCATGTGGCCCGAACAACTATGGTATCCTGGTGGGTGCTGGTGACCTCATAGACAACGACACCGAGTGGTATGATGTGTACTTCGGTAGCGGAGCCACACTGCCACTGCAAGACTCGGTCAAGTACCGCATCTATATCGACCGCCGAGTGCTCATCTCAGAGTATCATGTGCTATTCCTTGACCGATTAGGTTCATGGTCATCCTTCGCCTTCCAGCTCAAGAGCTATGAGCGTGGAGAAATCAGCCGTGATATGTACAACAGAGATGTCACTGGCTACGTCAACGCATCAGACCAGTGGACATACAAGACCGAGGAGTTTGGCTTCAACACATTCAACTTGAATCTCATCAAGCGCATCGACCTCAACACCAACTGGATGACCCAAGAGATGGCAACCTACTTCGAGGAGCTGGTCACATCGCCACAGACATTCCTCAAGATTGTCAACTACGTCACCACAGAAGATGGTGTTCCGCTCATTGATGAGGATGGTTGTCCGATACACATTCCTGAGTCCACAGCTTATCAGCCATGTATAGTGGAGAACAACGCATACGAAATGCTCAACCAACGCAATAAGAACTTGATGCGCCACTCAATCAGCGTGCGCCTCGCAAATCAGGACAACATAAATGGTTAGAATACAACTTGAGAACGGATTCCTTGATGTAAAGGAAGGCACTGTCTTTCCTTTGAACTTCGCAGTCGGGGACATTCGTGACCTCACCAAGCGCAGCGGAGCCTTCTCCAAGACCATCACTTTGGTTGGTAGCAAGAACAACAATGAGCTGCTCAACCACTACTATGATGTGAACATCCAGGCTGGCACCTTTGACATCAACGCACTGACCAAGTGCAGCGTCATTCAGAACAATGTGCCTATCATGGAGGATGCACTGCTTCAGCTGCTCTCAGTCAACAAGAATCAGCAGACCGATGCCTATGAGCAAGACGTGGAGTATGAGGTCCTCATCAAAGACACGAGGGTCGAATTCTTTACAGCCATAGCCAACCAGGAACTGACTGCTCTGGACTTCACTGACCTCAACCACACCTTCTCTGCTGCTGACATCGTGGCCACATTCGACAACACTGTCACTGATGGCTTCAAGTATGTGCTGCCGTATGACACTGACAACCTATACAACGTGCGTCAGATGAAGCCAGCCATCTATGCGAAAACTTACCTTGATCGTATCTTCTCAAATGCTGGCTTTCAATACCAATGGAGTGACCTGGCATCTGCTCGCTTCGACAAGCTGCTTATCCCATACAACGGAGATAGCAACACCTTCGACAACCAGGACTATTTGGTGGAGGAGGAGAACAACACTCCATTCACTGTATCAGTTGATGCAGCGATTGCCAACAACTACCGAGAGGATGCTACCGGGTGGACTGAAATCACTGACGTGCAAGGGTCATTCAATCCGACCACTGGTGAATTCACTGTACCTATCTCAACCAATGCTGCTGCTGGTGAGGCTTACATCCTGGAGTACCAGGTCAACTTTGAATTCCAAATTGACAACACCAATGCAACGGTTGTGCTCAACTCATTGTCACCATTCAAGGCAACCCCGGTGATTGGCTTCAGCATACTTGGATACAATGGTCAGTTCTCAAATTTAACATCCGAGCAAGTCATCAACCAGGGAAGCATCATACCAGTGGGAGTCACTTCTCTAACCAGCGGAATTGTCACCGGCAGTGCTGCGCTTTTAAGTGATGGAACTCTGCCGCCATTTTTGACAGCTGGTCAAGTAGCCAATATCGTGGTTGGATGGCAGAACGGATATTGTGATTTCACTGGAGCTCTTCCCGTAAACGTGGAGCTGATAATCAATTCGGTGCGAATCAAGATACTTCCAACTGCAAACGTGCAAGTGATTGGTGGCATCCTGGACATCAACCAATATGTGCCACTCAAAATCAAGCAGAGCGACTTTGTGAAGTCCATCTTCCAGATGTACAACCTCTATGCTGACACTGATACGGACCAACCCAACAAGCTCATCCTTCGCCATCGTGACGAATACTATGACAGCGGAGCAGAGAAGGATTGGTCGGCCAAGCTAATGAAGGACAGGGAGCAGAATCTCATCTTCCTTCCCGACCTCTCATCTAAGAAGCTCAAGCTCACATACAAGCCCGACAACGACTCACCGAATACTGTATATACACAGATGACTGATGAGATTTATGGTCAGCTTGAGTACACATTTGACAACGAATATGTGCGTGACACTGAGACAAAGGAGCTCATATTCTCACCGACTCCAGTGGTTTCCACTTCATTCGATGCCTATGTGCCGTCACTGAATGGTGAAGCACCCAAGACCAACATCCGCATCTTGTATGATGGTGGAGAGCAGACGTGCGGCCCATGGGACTTGATTGAGTACGGCACCACGGGTGAGCTCGGTCTCACTACCTATCCGATGATTGGTCACTTTGATGATGCGCTCACTCCAACATTCGACATCAACTTTGCAACGTGCGACTACTACTACTACACACCGAGCACACTGACTGCGAACAACCTTTACAATCTGTACTGGAGAAGGACAGTCAACCAGATAAACGTCGGCAAGATGTTGGTGGCTTACTTCCATTTGACCGAGGCAGATATCCAGACGCTGAAGCTCAACGACAAAATCCGCATCGACAACTCATGGTGGAACATCAACAAGGTCATCGACTATGATGCCAATGCAGAGGTGCCAACCAAAGTGGAGCTCATCAGCATCGACACTGAGATTGAGCTTGCTCCATTCGTAACGAATCCTGGCACACCCACATCACCGCCAATCACTGCAACAACTCACACCACCAATTTAGCCACACGATCAACAGAGGCAAATGTCAACCTATCTGGTCTTGACGTCATCGTGCGTGGTGAGGGCAACAACATCGGTGATGGTCTCAGAGGCGTGGTCATCGGTGACAACAGAACGCTCCAGGAGGATGGTATCATCACACCACGAATCAACGGAGCTGCTGCTGTCGGTCAGACTTATGTGGCATTGCTAACGCAGAGCGGCACTGCTGCACCAAGCGCAGTGGTATTGGCTGACAACATCGGAGCAATCACCTGGACACGCACCGCAACTGGTCAATATCTCGGCACGCCGACCAGGGCATTCGATGCTCTAAACACTTTCGTCATAATCGGCAATGTAGAACATGACTACCTTGCTTCTGCCTATGTCAACAGCGATGGCAACATTGTAGTGCATACAACCAAAACACAGAATCACGCACACACTGATTCACAATTAAGAAACTCACCTCTCGAAGTCCGCATATATGGCTAATGAAATAGAAATTCCTCTCAAGCTCTCCGGTGTTCAGTCACTGAAGGCAGAGCTCCGTTCACTCAAGGCATCCATTGCAGAAGCATCTGACCCGGAACAAATGGCCGCTCTCGCTGCCCGAGCTGGTGAGGTAGCTGATAGAATCAAGGATGCCAATGATGCCGTGAATGTGTTCGCCTCGGGGTCTAAATTCGAGCAGATATCCAACTCATTTGGCGGCATCAAGGATTCATTGATGTCACTCGACTTCGAAGAGGCATCACAAAAAGCTCAAGTATTCAGCAAGTCACTTGGTAGTCTGAATGCTGGCGATATCAGCAAGTCATTGAAGGGCCTCACGAGTACTGTCACCACTATGGGTGGCGCATTCATCAAGCTCGGGATGCAGATTCTCGCCAATCCAATCTTCTTATTGGTCGCAGTCATCACAGCCATTGTGGTCGGCATCGGAATCTTCCTCAATAAGATTGGTGTGCTCCAGAAAGCCATTGACTTCTTGATGGCTCCAATCAATTTGCTCATCGATTCATTCAAGGAGCTTACCGATTGGCTCGGGCTCACAAGCTACGCAGCAGAGGAGAACGCTCGCAAGATGGAGAAAGCCAATGAGAAGGCATTCAAGTCATCTGAGAAGCGAGTTGCTGCCATCTCTGATTCATACGATATCGAGATTGCCAAAGCCAAGGCAGCAGGCAAGGACACCACTGAACTCGAGCTGGACAAATCAAAAGCAGTAAGCAACGCAGCCAAGAAAAGATTGGCAGATGCTCGCAGTGAGTATGCTGAACTCAAGGGATTGTCAGACAAGGACAGCATTGAAAGACGCAAGGCACTACGCAAGCGAATCGAGGAAGAGAATAAGCTCATCAAGGATGGCTCAAAAGAGCGCAAGCTGATTCAAATTGCTGACGATGCAGAAGAGAAAGCGGCAGAGGATAAGAAAGCAGAGGAGGCAAAGCAGAGGAGAGAGGCAGCACAGAAGGCATACAAGGAAGGAAGAGCAGCGATTCAAAAAGAGATTGCTGCAGCCAACAAGTTGCTGACTGATTCAACCAAAACACAAACTCAAATTGAGATTGATGATACGAAAGCCAAGTATGCGGCACTGATTGCAGAGGCTAAAAAATACAATCTCGATGTCACAACACTTGAGAAAGCTCAAGCTCTTGAGATAAACAAAATTAGAAAGGAAGATTCTGAAGCCAGCGAAATGTTGGCTACCAATACCTCAAAGACAATAGTTGCTGGATTGGTTGACACTCGCACCAAGGAGCTTCAGATTCAAGGTGAGGCAAACATGAAAGCCTTCGAGGACCAGAAAGCAGCGGATGACAAAGCAATCGCAGCAGCGGCAGCAGTCGAAGAGCAGAAGCGAGCGATTCAGCAGCAAGGTCTCGAGGTAGCTTCTCAAGGAGTGAAATTGATTGCCGGTATATTTGAGAAGTCAAGAGGTGTGCAGAAGGCAGCAGTCATCGCTGAGTCAGCCATCGGTATCGCCAAGATGATAATTGCCAACAAGGCAGCGAATGTAGGAGCATTGGCAACACCTCAAGCAATCGCCACATCAGGTGCAGCAGCAGCTCCAGTCATTGCGCTCAACAATATCTCCACAGCAATCGGCATCGCTGGCAACATCGCAGCCACAGCCAAGGCATTGCAAGCATTAGGTGGTGGTGCAGCTCCAACTCCTCCATCAGTAGGTGGTGGCGGTGGTGGTGGAACAAACTCAGCCGTGCCAGCATTCACACCTGGTAATCTATTCGGCCAAGGCAACGCAGCCAACAATGTTGGTGCTCCGAATGGCATGGAGTCAGGTCAGAACATAATGGTCACAGCTGTGGTCAGTGAGACCGAGATGACAGCCACACAAAGTAAGGTCAACAAAATCATGAAAAATTCAGTACTATGATAAGCTACCAAGCACTCATCAACGAAATCATCGCATTCTATAACGCACACCTCCAGGTGAAAAAGGTTGGCTCTGACTTCAAAGAGCAGCTCTTCAACTTCGCCACCAAGGATGAGAAATATCCGATTGTTTACATCGTGCCAATTGATGCGATTCCAACTGACAACACCAATGATTTCACACTGGAGATTTATTGCTTCGACATCATCCAGAAGGACCGTGCCAACATCAACACAATCCTGAGTGACTGCCATCAGATTCTCATGGACTTGTATTTGAACTACACTTTCAATCTTGATGATCGTGATTTTGATGTGGTAGGCTTCCCGGCTCTGGTGCCACTCAACAACGACCTTCTTGACTATGCTGCTGGATGGCTCATGACCATCACATTCACCATGGATTCATGGACCGATTGTCAGATTCCTAAACAAATTGCAGACTGATTGCAATATAAGTAATGGCAAGGTACAAAAACACTGGCGAATATAACTACAAGTATCCCCTCAGAAGGAGAGTAGCCAACACACTCAAGAAAGTCATCAAGGATGAAGCACTCATCGACACATACACGCTGTATGATTCTGTGCGCATCAATGCCAAGGTGACAACCGAGGGCAACATCCGCATCGAAATCCTTGCCGCCTACTATTTTGGATATCTAAACAACGGCACCGAGAGCATTGCGCCCTTCAGATTGGTCAGAAAATTCAATGATGCCCTCGAGATGAATGGCTTGATTGGTGAAATGTATGGAATGTATGTGGCTGATTTGGCTCAGAGATTCCCAATCCTGGAGCTTGGCAATTTATTGCGCAGAAAGCCCAAGGTGATTTATGACTTTGTGCCGCTATACGGAGATTTCAACTACGCACTGGACTATTAAATCTCCAGCTCCTTTCTCATCGCCAAGAAATTAAACACAAGCACGAGCTTCATGTTGATCACCTGGTCATATTTGGTGAGGTCACCATTGCACATCGACCAAATGAGCTGCTCCCATCCCCACTTTTGAGATGACTTCTCACGTTCTGCTTCCTTCTTTTCCTCGGGGTCAGTGATATCATTGACATCTTCACCCACTTGCTCGCTCATCAGGTTCTTGTGGCTGGTGATGAAGCTATCTCTGAACTTGATATACTCGGTCAGCACCCCATACATCTTGGTGATTGGTTGGTCAAGGAAGTAATGCACCCGACTTGAGGTCTTGAAATCAGTTGATTCCCACTTTGCAACCACATTGTCCTCCACAATTTCGGGGATTCGATACAGCAGAGCGCAGATGTTGGGCAGGTACTGAAGATAGTCAGTGGTGAAATAGTGCTCCAGGTCGATGAATTCACCGAGAGTCAGGTCAGTCATTGGCTTGAGATAGAACTTACCTATCCTATCAGTATACAATTTGCTCGGCTCAGTGTAGAGCCATGGAAGATTCTTGAAGATTTCGGCTACATCTGCGATATCGAGGTCATCGAAGTCCTCTGGCAGCCCATCGGTGAGCGCACAGAGGATATCAATGTTGTGGTTGAATACACCATCTTCAGCTTTGAGTTGTCTCAGCTCAATGAACTGCTCAAGACTGACTTGGCTCCACCCCTTGGGTAGTGTTGGCCTGGGCATATTCAGCGATTTTATCAGTCACAAATACAATGTATGGCACACACAACTCAGCCTTCTGAGTGCGGAATAACTTTGCCTTATATTTGAGGTGGGCATCGGTGAAGTGCTCGGTGTTGGATAGGTCAGTGCGTTTGAACATGATGGCCATGATATCACTCAGGTAGTGATTTGGCTTGGTGTTCACAATCTTCTCGATGAGCTTGGTCTCTTTGACTGACAGCTTGAGCTGCGCCTCGTATGTGTAGCCATCCATCTCGACTGTTGTCACTGCTTCACTTGGTGTGAATGAGTTTAGGTTGAATTCTTTTATCAGCTCCACAAACTTGCTGAATGGGTAGTCATCCCATAGCTCCTCTTTAATGCCGAGGTATTTGAACATCTCAACATATCTCTCAATGTTGTCGAAGTCGGGATTGTTCAGAATCTGGCTGATTTTTTCGAACTGCTCAATCGTGAGCTCATCCATTTTGTTTGGTAACTCTTGGTCAAATACTTGTATCATAATATCAATTTATGAACAAAGATACAAAAATTGCAATATAAGCATGACCAAAGATATTCCAGTTTACAAAATTACTATCGAAGATGAGTTTGCCGATGGCGAGAACTTGGGAATCGAGATGATTGCGTTCACCAATCTTCCAGCTATTAAGGTCAAAGGGATGGCATTCGGAGCAGAGAAAAAAATGATTTTCGCTGACGATCTAAAGTACCGCATCACAGCACCGGCAATGATACCTATGGACATCTACCGAAATAATGCTGAAGATGGTGAGTATTATGTGCAGTTCACAGCAGAGGTCATCGAGCAGATTCACACCAAGTTCATGGCTGACCTCCGCAATCGTGATATCTTCAACCTGGAGCATGACACTGATAAGAAGGTGCCAGCTTACATCCTTGAAACATGGATAGTGGACAACCCAACCCAAGACAAAGCATTCAGCACATTTGGCATCGAGGTCCCGAAAGGCACTCTCATGTTGACAGCCCAGGTAACTGACAAAGACTATTTCGAAGAGCTGGTTGCCAAGGAGCAAATCGGATTCTCCATCGAGGGCTTTCTTGGTTTAAAACTTTCGCAACAATTAAAACTAAATAAAATGCAATTACCAGATGGAGAATATCTAATTGAAGACAAAATCTATGTCGTGAAAGGCGGCGAGGTTCTTGAAATCAAAGAGGTGGAAAAAGAAGAGCCAACCGCTGAAGTGGTTGAGGAGGAGATGGCAGCAGAGCCAGTAGTTTTGGAAGAGACAACAGTCGAGGATACAGTGACTGAAGATTCAACCACTACTGATGAGGCTATGGCTATCGACCCGACAGCAGACGCAGAAACAATTCTTGCAATTGTCTTGCCAGTGATTGAGGAGCGTGAGAAGGCATTGATTGCCATGCTTGCAGACCTTCGCAATCAAATGGAAGAGATGTATGGCGAAAAAGAAGTTGAAGTTGAGGCAACCGATAACAAACAAAAAATGTCGGTGCAAGATAAATTCAGCGCAGTGAGTAAATTTTTAAATCTAAATAACAAATAAAAAACCAAACAAAATGAGCAGAAAATTAAGATTCGACTTGGACATTGACGCATCAGCGTTATTGCAAGCAAACAGCGAGGCATTCTATTCTCGTGCGTATTTGAATGAGGAAGTAGTTGACAACTACCGCACACTTCCTGGTGTCAAATATAAGACAAAAATTTCGACCGTAACATTCGGTCAGGTCCTCCAGGCAGAGAACTGCGGATGGAGCGCAAGCAACGATGACCTCTCATCTGTTGAAATCGATGTATGTGGATTGTCAGCAATGGCTGAGATTTGTCAATTCTCTTTAGAGCAGTCATTCGTATCATTGCAAATGACAAAAGGTTCTAACGGTGACTTCACTGTTGCATCTTTCATGGATTTCTATTGGGGAGAAATGGCGAAAACAATCGCAGAGAACATCGAGAAACTTCGCTGGTTAGGTGACACAGATTCTGAAGTTGATGCACTTGCTTTGTGTGATGGTTATGTGAAAGGATTGGTTGCTGATTCAGCTAACGTAATCGACATTGCTTCACCAGTTGCAATCACTCCATCAAATGTTCTTGCTAAATTGGCTTTAGTTTACGCTGCTATCCCAGCTGCTGTAATCGCTAACCAAGAAGATTTGAGAATCTATGTATCAACTCCAGTTGCTACGGCTTACCGTGCTGCTGTTGCTGCTGCCAACACTCAAGCTAACTTGACTCAAGCTCTTGACTTTTCTTATTTAGGAATCAAGATGGTTATGTGTCCAGGAATGGGTACAACATCTAAAATTGTTGCCACGTTGAAAAACAACTTGATCTATTCTTTCGATGCTGAAGGAGATGGCAAAGCATTGCGCGCTATCAACTTGGCTGACACAGTTGCTGAGCCGGTTATCCGTACTCGTGCAAACATGAAAGTTGGTTTCACCCACGTTAATGGTAACGAGATTGTATTCTACAACTCTGCTGCCTAATATATTTTAGGGGGTGAAATTCCCCCTTTTTTTTTAAACTGATAAATCAAAAAAATTATGGCTTGTGAAGCTTTAGAAACAATCGTAAAATCGTGCGACAACAATAGTGGTGGCATCGAGAAGATTTGGATTAATCAGCAAGACAACATTTCAGGCATTGCTTTGGATGCAACTAACACTTGGACTATTGAAACAATCACTTTGACTGGTGGTGCTCCTGACTATACTCCTTTCGAGATACGTCGTAACACTGGAAGCTATGTTGAAGATGCTGCAATTGACTTGGTGAATGGTTCATCTTATGTCACTGCGACCATCTCATTGATGTTCCACCGCCGTGACCAAGACAAATCTCAAGCAATCAAAATCTTGGGTGCTGGTCAGCAATACCTCAACGCAATCATCAAGGATATGAATGGCAAGTACTGGTACTTCCCGTTCCTTCAATTGAGTGCTGTTGGTGAAGGTTCTGGTACAGCTCGTGCAGATGGTAGCAAGTACTCTGTGACATTGGTTGCAGAGAATGACTTCCTCGCATACGAGATTGAAGAGTCTGCTGTGAATGCTGTCATCGCTTAATCTAAATTAACCTACTTAAAGAGCCATCCAAATCGGGTGGCTTTTTTTTTTGTGAACATTTTTTGACCTAATTGCAATATAACTATAATGATATACATTAACAAGGGAGAGGTGAATTCGATTGTGCTGACACTCACAGAGGTGTCGACACTCAGTGCACCATACTATCTATTCGTTTTTCAGAACGAAATGAACCCAACATCCGACCCGATACTCTTCACAGCACCTGATGACTCCGACTATCCAGAGCGATTCAATCTATTCTATTTGGATGAGCCCGTTGATGTCGAGCTAACAAAGGGACAATACACATACAGCGTTTATGAATCAACCATACCTCCCACAGAAATCAGTGACACCACTGGAGTCGTTATTGAGGAGGGCAGAATGGTTGTAAGTGGCGCAGCAATCTCATCAATTTACGATTAATTATGGGCATTTTTGACCGATTCAGAACAGCACAGCAAAAAGCACCAGAGATGGTGGAGGGATATCAGTCCTTTTCAACACCATTCCTCAACATTGGTGCTGGCAATTTATCTCTGCCATATGTAAATGGTAGACACCAGACAAGCGGATGGATTCCATTTGGGGATTCAAATCTTTTTCCAAGTGTGTTGAATCAGCTGGTGTACTCATCGCCTCTGCATGGTTCCATCGTGGACTACAAAACCAACGCAGTAGTTGGTGGAGGGATTGAGCTCAAAACAACTACAACCACACCTCAAGAGCTACTTGAATTGTACACATTCGAGAAAAAATCTCGATTGAAAAAGACAGTCAGAATCACCACTGAACAATTAATTGTGCATAATCGTGTTTACTTCAAGCTCTACTTCGATGAGAAGATGAAGCTCACTCGCATGGAGAATGTATCTCCAGACAAAGTGCGAAGAGGTAGAGACCCACAAAGCTATTTTATTTGTGATGACTGGAGCAGCCGCATTGATGTGATGCCAATAAAAAGATATCACCCAACGTGCACTGATCGTTGTCAGTTATTTGTATATGAGGTCGAGTGCTTGGGCCAGGAGTGGTATCCGCTGCCAAAATACACATCGGCACTTAATTTCGCATATCTCTCTGGCGAGCTTTCGTACTTCGCAAAGAGTAACATTCAGAACAGTGTGTTCCCTTCATTCGCCATGATGTTCCCTAAGCGACCACAGAGCGAAGAGGAGAAAAACGTCTTGAGAAATACCATCGACAAGATGAAAGGAGCTGCCAACGCTGGCAAAGCTGTGGCATTTTTTGCTAACTCACAAGACCAGCTTCCAAAGATTGAGAGCATTCCAACCAATCAAAACGATAAGCTCTTCCAGGAAGCATCAGGATTGAATACTGAGCAGATTTGTTTCGCTCACACCATCGACCCAATCTTGATGGGTGTACGCACCACTGGTTCACTTGGTTCAGGCAGCGATATCAAGCAAGCATATGTCATCTTTGAAAAGAATGTTGTGATGCCACTCAGAGAGCAAGTGGTTGATATCTTCAATGACATCCTTCGCATTGCCAAAATCAACGCAGACTTCACAATCAACAACTTCCAAATCATCAATGAGACCATCGTTGAAATCGAAGGAGATGCAAGCAAGACATCTGATGCACTTAACTCACTCAGCCCATTGGTTGCTACTAAAGTACTCGAGCAGATGACACCAAACGAGGTCAGAGCACTCGCATCACTTCCACCGATTCAAGGTGGTGACATCACTCAAGCACAAGCAGCAGCACAATCTCAAACAACTCAAGCGTAATGTTGTATTTTATCACTGAATCCTATCTCAAGACCAACACACCCATCACAGCGAATGTCGATGTGACTGATGTGTTCCCATATGTAGCCACTCAAGCACAGCTCCGGGTGATGCCGATATTGGGCACCGTATTCTACAACCATTTGCTCGAGGCATACAATGATCAAACGTTGACACCTGAAGAGGAGCAGCTGGTATTGTTCATTCAGCCCGTCATCGCATGGAGGTCCGCTGAAGATGCTGTATTTGGTTTGACTTATCAGCTCAAGAACAAAGGACTCCAGCAGCAGAGTGGTGACTTCTCGCAGCCAGTAGGGCGCAGTGAGGTCGCATTCGGCATGGAGCACTTCGCACAGAAAGCATCATTTTTTGAGATGCGCCTCATCAGATACCTGGTCAAGAATCGTGCAGAATATCCTATCTTCATCAGCCACGAGAATCGTGATACAGACCTTCGCCCACAAATTGAGTGCGTGCAGTGTATCGGTGATTGCTTCATGAATGGTGAATGGAGCTGTGGATATCCACGCAATAATGGATATAACAACCAAATGCTTGTAATCTGATGACTGAATTCGTTACCATCGTTAAAAAGTACGGAGTCACTGGAGTGCTATGCTTATGGTTGTGGCACACTGACAACCGATTGAACAAGGTGGAAACGGCTCTTTATGATTGCTACAAAGAAAAGAGCTATCGACAAGCTACACACACACGAATCGAACTACCTGATAGACTATATGCAGTGCTGCCCAATGATAAAAAAACTAATAAGCGACACACTAAAGCCTAACGGTAAGTGGTCAATGAAGCGATTGAGCGCATTCACATCCTTTTGGATGGCGATTGTGTATGCTCTGCTGCCGCTTCTCAAGCCATTCAAGGTGCATGAGTTTGTCTTTGTTGGCCTTCTCACCTACTCAGCAACTGCCATCGGACTCACCGTATGGAATAAATCAATAAAAGATGGTCAAAACATATAGCGATAAGCAACTACTTGACAAGGTCAAGAGCCTTCCAAACTTCAAGAGCATCCCATCAGAGCACTGGATTCTTGGAGTCCGGTCAAATGAGGATGCAGCCAACAGCTTCGATGATAAATTCTATCTTTTCAAAGGAGAGGAATTCATTTGGGTAACATCAGGCACCACCAATCCTGGCACACCTACTCTCAAGCAGTTCGAAAAGGTAAACAAGAAAGGTGCAGCAGTGCTCAAAGCAGACACCTGGTACTATAATGTTTGGAAGTTTGGAAAGCACAATGGTAAGGTCGATGCACTACTCCAGCTCGGAGCCGCTATGCAAGTCTATCGTGACACCGATAAGGATGACAGAAGCGAGGAGCAAGGCACACTCGACACCGGATACTTCGGCATCAACTTCCATCCAAACACATATGACTTGAGCAAGCCATCAGGCACTTCCATTGGTTGGTGGTCAGCTGGTTGCCAAGTGGTCAACAACGTCACCAAATACAAAGAGTTCATCAAGCTCTGCAAGCCACAGAAATTCACCTCTTATTGTCTGATAAATGAATTTTAAGTCACTATTTTTGCTCATTCTTGTGACAAGTTGCACGGCCAACTATCACCTCACCAAAGCAATCAAGAAAGGATATCGCTGCGACAGCGTAGCTGATACCATTCGCATCACATCTGTGGACTCATTTCCAGTGATTGTGGACAATAAGATTGTGTATGAGTACTATCACACCACCAAGGACACAATCGTGCGCTATAAGACGTCTTTTGTGCCGCAAACAAGGTGGCAAACTCGCATCGAATACAAGCTCAAGCGTGACACCATTCGCCAAGTGCAGAAGATAGAGGTGGCAAAGTACAAATCACAGAAAGATAAGCCCACTTTTTGGGTGCTGATTCTTGGCTTTGTGGTTGGTATGGGTACCATGTACCTCTTCAAATACTCTAAAAATTATTTATGATTGTAAAAAAGCACGCCAAGAACATCCATGAGCTTCAGCTTGAGGGTCAATTGGTGAAGATAGCGATGCTGTCAGACCTCCACTGGGACAACCCAAAAAGTGATTGGAAGATTCTCAAGAGAGACCTCGACTATTGCCTAGAGAACAACATCCCGGTCATGATAAATGGTGATATGTTTTGCCTAATGCAAGGCAAGGGTGATCGCAGAGGCAACAAGTCTGACATCAGACCAGAGCACAACAATGCAAAGTACCTGGATAGCGTGGTTGAGACTGCTGTGGAGTGGTTTCTGCCGTATGCTCACATCTTGACAGTAATCGGATACGGAAACCACGAGACCGCAATCATCAAGCACCAAGAGACCGACCTCCTTCAGCGATTCGTTGACCTTCTCAACTACAAAGCTGGGAGCAATGTGTTCACGGGAGGATATGGTGGATGGCTTATCGTGAAGCAGCTCTTCAACGGCAATGTGCAGATGAGCACCAAAATCAAATACTTCCACGGCTCAGGTGGTGGAGGTGTAGTCACCAAGGGAGCACTCAACTTGACCAGGGCTTTGGAGATGTATGAGGACTTCGATGTATTCACCATGGGCCACATTCACGAGAATGCTGCTCGAAATGATGTGCGTGACACCGTTAGCTTCCATGCCAAGACCGGATATCGCCATCAACACAAGGACATTCACTTGATGCTGACCGGCACATATAAGGAAGAGTATGGTGACGGCTCCAAAGGATGGCACGTTGAGCGTGGTGCTCCAGTGAAGCCAACTGGAGGGCGCATACTTATCATTGAATGCAAAAGATATGAGGAGAATACGGTGAAAAAAACATCCAAGTCTATCGACTCAATGAAATTTCCTTTGTAACTTAGTGCCGTATTCATAATACGTTGTTTTGGGGAGCTCACGGGCTCCCTTTTTTGTTGGTTTAAACCATCTAAATCGGGTGAAATCCGATTAATGTTGGAGAATTTCACTTAATTATGTCACAAAGTAAGGGTAAAACCTTACAAAAATTGTAACAAAATCAGGGTAAAACCTTACACTCCAAAAATAAAAGTGAAAAAAAAATAAAAAAATGTTTAAAAAAGTTTGCAGATATGCAAAAGAGGTGTATCTTTGTCAGGTAATCAAAAACAATTTATTATGAACAAAGAACAAATTTTAGAGCTCATCCGCAGCAAAGAACAAGAGCTATATGCGGACTTTAGATATTGCCAAAGTCGATACGGCACAGACCACAAGCACACCCGTTATGCGTTAGGAGCATGGGGCTCAATGTTAAACTTACTTGAAAAAATCGAAGAGAATGAAAACAATTAAATTTCTATTCACTGACCTCAACCAAGATGAGCGTGAGCTCCTTGGTGGTGCAGCTGTCATGGTTGCTGGACTCGCATTCTTATTTTGGTTGACAACAACCGTATCAAGACCAGTGTTAGACCATCCAAGCATCGACCAACAAACATATCAAGAGAAGAGCTATGAGCTGCCAGCTTCATTTGATAAGTACGTCAACCATGTGTATAATGATAAATACAATAAGCAATGATTGAAATTGATATCCGTGACCACGAATGCACAAAGTATGGAGCTGACTCCGTTGACCTATTGGTTGAATTCGAAGATGTTGGTGACAACCCAACCAATGGTGAGACCATGGCAAGCTATGCCATCAGAATTGGTACCTCCTATGGTGATTACAAAATACTAAATAAATACTATTATGAAGGACTTACAATCAAACAAACAAAAGAATGCGATGAATACCTTGACAAGCTCTATGAGCAGTGCTATTTTGAGCACGCATATGTCGAAGCAATCAATGAAGATGATGACGAGTGGTGGTGCGTTTAATCACTACCAGCGCAACCGATTCTGGACTACATTCAACCACGATCTATACAACCGAATTTGTGAAATCAAAATGCAAGAGATATGAGATTTAAACTAACATACCAAGTCGGCAAGCAAGTGGTCCAGGAGTGGCTGTTTGTTTCAAAATCACTCGCATACTGGCAGAAGTCAGTGCTGCTGAATTCTGGAAGCTATAACATGGGGAAATTTAAAGTTACACCGGTATGAATCAGCATCGAATCATGAGAGTCATCAAGCTGATGGAATTCCTCAAGCACAAGCCAAGACCAGTGCAAGCGATGGTCAGATATCTTGGAATCAGTGAGCGTTCAGTTTACCGATATCTCAAGATGTATGAGCAGCTCGGCTACCAACTAATCAAAGACAACCACAAAAAATACTTTTTAAAATGAACAAAACAATGCAAGAGATTCTCAGTGAAGTGAATCAAGAAATCGTAAAAAATGACCTTAACTTTATGCCTGGTTCCGACAACCGTGCACGTCACAAGGTGTACCAGCGTTACTATCTATTTTTATTCCTTCGCACTCATCGCTTTACTCTTGTAGAGATAGGCAAGATATTCGGAATGGACCATTCAACGGTGGTGTATGGCCTAAAGCAAGCCAATAACATGAAAAAGGATAGGCTATTCCTTCGCATGACCGATGAGCTACGTCAGAAATTCGAGCAATATGCAGCAATGGACTATGTGGTTGAGAGAAATATCATGCTTGATGTGCTCCAGTGTGAGTCATTTTGGGAGATGCGAAAGCTCCAGGAAGATATCAAAAAAGGACTGTATGGCGTGACGCAATGACACATTCTCTTATATACCGATTTGCAGAGTATTGCCAAACATACCAAGAGCAAAAAATTTTTGAGAGCGTCATCGTCACGCAAAATCGTTAAGTTGCACAACGTCAGGTTTTTAAGCCTTAAGATTTGCATATTTATCGTCACGCAGCGTCACGAAACACCCATTTATCGTCACGAAATGCGTATATTTATAGCCCACAAAACAACATTTTATGAAAGTTTCAATCTTTAAATCACTTTTTAACATCAAAGAAACACCTTTTGAACTGTCCATTCAGGAGGTATACAACCGCATCAGACTCGGCAATCCAGAGCTCATCAAAAAGGTGGCAACAATACGATCACTTGAGAAGGCTGACCCCGAGCATGACCGCCTCAAGTCGTCACTCAATGCCATCATGTTCAATGGTACCTTCACCGAGCGAAACGACAGCAGCTTGGTTGAGCATTCTGGTCTGTGCATTTTGGACTTCGACCAATATCCAACCAAGAAACTGATGATGGATGAAAGGAAGCGGCTGATTGCTGACCCTCATGTGATGATGGTGTTCACCTCTCCCAGTGGCAATGGCTTGAAAGCTGTCATCAGAATACCAAAGTCTGATAAGGTCGAGCACAAGCGCAGATTCACAGCATTCGGAAAGTACTTTGATAGCGAATACTTCGATACCAAGAACAGCAACGTCAGCCGGGTATGCTTCGAATCCTATGACCCTGACATCTACTTCAATGAGTTCTGTCAAGTCTATGAGGGCATCGAGCAAGACCAAGGCTTCAGCTACACCGAGAGAACTCCCACTTGCATTCTGTCTGATGAGGACAAAATCATCAACCTGATTGAGAAGTTCGACCATGGTTGTCAATTTGCTGAAGGTAGCCGCAATGAATTTGTCTTTAAATTGGCAGCAGTGCTCTGCGAGTATGGCATCTCCAAGGATACAGCAGAGCAGTACATATTCACCAAGTATGCTCAAGGCACCAGCTTCACCGAGCAAGAGATGGTCACAACTGTGCGCTCAGCCTACAAGAAAGCATCATATGGCATTAAGTACTTCGAGGACAAAGATACCTTTCAGAAGGTGCGACAGAAGCTCAAGAGTGGAGTGGCTGACCATGACATCAAGAAACAGCTGAACGTCAGAGAGGATGTCATTGAGGATATCAAAAAAGAGATTCAGACTGGAGATGATATCTTCTGGTCAGTCAATGAGAAGGGTGGCATAACTATTCAGCCATCAAATTACGCTGAGTTCCTGGTCAAGAATGGCTTCAACAAATACTATCCTGAGAACGCTGAGAAACCAACCTTTGTCAGAGTAAAGGAGAACAAGGTCAGAATATCATCAGCAGAACAAATAAAGGATTTTGTGCTCACCTATCTCCAAGGCAAGGGTGAGATGGATGTTTGGAACTACTGCTCCAGGAATGCGTTCCTATTCAATGAGAACTTCATAAATATGATTGACAGCATTAACATACTGATGCTTCAAGATAGCAAGGATGCATCTTATATCCCATTCAAGAATGGTGTGGCTAAGATATCCAAGAGCAAAGTGGAGCTGAAGAGCTACATCGATGTGGATGGCTACATCTGGGAGAATCAAATAATTGAGCGAGATTTCACCAAGCTGGATGACTGCACCAATGACTTCCAAGATTTCGTGAGCAAGGTGTCAGCAGATGACAGCGGCAGAGTCGATGCCCTTGAGACAACACTCGGCTACTTGATGCACACATTCAAAGACAAGACAGACCAGAAAGCAATCATCTTCAATGACCAAGAAATCGATGACAACCCGAATGGTGGCTCAGGCAAGTCACTCATGCTGGCAGCACTCGGCAATCTGCGCAGAGTGGTCAAGATTGATGGCAAGAGCTTCAACCCATCTAAGTCTGATTTCGTTTATCAGCGAGTCAACCTGGACACTCAGATACTTGCATTCGATGACGTGCGCAAGGCATTCGACTTCGAGCAGCTGTTCAGTCTCATCACAGAGGGAATCACCGTGAATCGCAAGAATAAAGATGAGATATTTATACCTTTCAACCGCTCACCAAAAATTGTCATCACCACCAACTATGTCATCAGTGGTGCCGGTAGCTCTCATGATCGCAGAAGGCACGAGCTGGAGTTCTATCAGTACTTCCATAGCAAGCGAAGCCCACTGGATGAGTATGGTCGGCTATTGTTTGACTCCTGGGCCGATGAAGATTGGTTGAAGTTTGACAATTACATGGTCAAGAACCTACAAAAGTACCTGAGCAATGGATTGATGAAAGCAATCAGCATCAACGCAGATGCCAAGCGACTCATCCAGGCAACGTGCAAGGACTTCTTTGACTGGGCTGAAGAGGGCAACCTCGCTCTCGATGTGTACTATTACAACGGCAGCAAGATTCAAGAATTTACTTCCGAATTTACCTCATTCAAGGAGCTTGAGCCACGCAGATTCCTCAAATGGGTGCAGTCATATGCCGATTACAAAGGATACAACATCACAAAAGGTCGCAATCACAACGGCAGATACTTCATTCTCGATTCGGGAACTCCCAAACCGACTCTAGAATCTGATGATATTTGGGATGAACTTAATGAACAAGCAAAAAAATGACACGACAACACCGACAACTACTCAAAGACCTCCAGCTAAAGCACAAGATGGAGAAGTATCCAACCATCCCACCTCACCTGATTGCCCTGGACCAATGGAATGACAACTCAGCCAATGCACTGACCAAATCAATCATCGCATTCCTTCAGTTCAGCGGATGCCAAGCCGAGCGCATCAATACGATGGGAGTCTATCGCAAAAAGTACCGCACAGATGGAGTAGCAATCGGTGGTCAGTGGACCAAGGGCACCGGAACACCAGGCTCGGCAGATATCTCCGCCACGATCAAGGGCCGCTCTGTCAAGATAGAGGTCAAGTATGGCAAGGATAGGCAGTCAGATGTACAGAAAGCATACCAGAAAGCAATCGAAGAGGCTGGTGGTGTGTATGTTATTGCAAGAGACTTCGAAGGATTCTTGAATTTTTATGAGCAGTTTTGCGAATCAATCAAATAAAAGCGTATATTTACAATTCAAAACAACAAAAAACAACAAGTTATGACTACAAAAAAAGCAGAGCCAATGAACATTTGGCAAAAATTGCACGCTGCCAAGCAGCAAATAGGAAAGGTTGCTAAGAATGCAACGAATCCACATTTCAAAAAGAGCTATGCTGACATCAATGCGCTGCTCACAACGGTGGAGCCTATCCTCCACGAACATGGACTGCTTCTCTTGCAGCCAGTGGTTGGCAATGATGTGGTGACTCGTATCATCGACATCGATTCAGGTGAAATCATTGAGTCATTCATGAGCCTTCCAGTCATCACAGACCCCCAAAAGGTGCTCGCTGCTGTCACTTACTTCAGAAGAGGTACTTTGCAGTCACTGCTCTCACTTCAGGCCGTAGATGATGATGGCAACACAGCAGCTCAAGGTGCAGCATCAAAGCCAGTAATCGATGAGAACCGATTCAAGAAAGCACTCGAGTCAATTGAAGCTGGCAAGTACACAGCACAACAGTTGGCTGCCAACTATGCACTCACTGAAGCTCAGACCAAAATGCTTGCACTATGAAATGGCATCCATCGCAAATCGGTAAGCTGATGACCAATGGCAGAGCCAAGGACAGCATCGGAGAAACAGCCAAGAGCTACATCAAGCAGTGTGCAAAAGAGGACTTTTATAACTACACCACAGAACTCAACAACAAATACATCTGGAAAGGTAGAGAGCAAGAGCTGGAGTCCATCAACCTCATCAATTCAGTGAGATTCACTGACTATCTCAAGAATGAAGTGACCATAGAGAATGACTATCTCATCGGAACTGCTGATATCATCAGTGAGCAGAAGGTCATCGACGTTAAAACATCCTGGTCCCTGGACACTTTCCCGGCACTTATTGAGGATGCAATCAATCCACTCTATGAATGGCAGCTCAGAGCTTATATGATGCTCTATGATAAGCCAACAGCAGAGCTCATCTACTGCATGGTGACCACCTGGGATGAATTCCTCAACGAATACGAGAACCTCCAGCTGCACAGAGTCGACCACATCAATCCTGAGAAGCGCATCACAGCTCTCTGGTACGATAGAGATGAAGATATTGAGGCTAAGATGGTTGCTCGCCTTAAAGAAGCATCAGAGCTATATCACGAATATTATGAACAATTAAACAACAAATAAAATGAATGAAGAGAAAATAAAGTCCTTTAAAGAGGCAGCAGAACCATTGATAAAGTGGTTGAATGAGAATAAAAATCCACATACTTATGTTTTGGTTTCCATTTGCGGTGCTGAAATGGTTGAAGGAATTTATCAATTTGTAAATGAAGAACATATAAACGATTAAAAATGGAAGAGCTAAAAGCAAAAGGCAGCATCGTGCTAATCGGTGAGGCAAGACAAGTAAGTGAGAAGATGAACATCAGAGAATTCGTGCTCTCAATCGGGGACAAGTATCCGCAGCTGGTACAATTTCAAGCAGTCAATGAGCGAGTGAGATTCCTTGATGGAGCCAAAGTCGGTCAAGAATGTGAGGTCAAATTCGACCTTCGAGGAAGAGAGTACAACGGCAAGTATTATGTGAGCCTCAATGCTTGGGATATCCGCATCGCCACAGCAGCAGCACCATCAAAACCAATCTCAGATGAAATCGATGACGATTTACCTTTCTGATGGCGAGAACATTCGGGACTTCATCCACAAAGAGTTGAGGTCCCGACTCTCAAGCCGATACAAGATGACTCACCTGGCTGAAGATATGAACCTCAATTACTATACCGTCAACCGATTTATGAGGGGTCAAGGTGTGGGTGATGAGTTCTATATCCAAGCCTTCAACTTTCTGATGAAATGAGATACTTCATCGGATATGTCGGCACCAGGAATGAAGGACTTGACAATATCATAAAGCGATTAGAGGACCTCTTGAATGAACTCAAGGGGTGCTCTTATTGCATAGTTTTAACCGTATCGGATGAAGTTCACATCTCCGAAGTAACACCAGAGGAATTCTATGAACAAACAGCAGCACTTAACTGACCCAATTGTAATCAAGGTACTGGCAAAGTATTCTGAGCGCAGCCAGCTCGGGATTCAAAAATATGGGCGCACTTTAGATCGTGATGACCTGAGCCTCACCGATTGGCTTAACCATCTCCAGGAGGAGCTCATGGATGCCACTCTCTACATTGAGAAGCTGAAGGCAGATGTCAAGTTTATTGCACAAAAAACTGGACAAGGATAAGGGGTAAAAATTGCCACATATCTAAACACGAAATGTAAACTAAACAACAAGAAAAATGAAAACAGCAGTAGAATGGTTGGAAGAAATGCTTACTATTAGTTTAGGTGAGCACCACATGAGTCTTTTTATAAATGAGTTTAATAAGGCGAAGAAAATGGAGAAGGAGCAACTAAAAGATGCTTGGGACAATGGATGTGGATATTTGCAAGAAAATTCACAACAATACTACAACGAAACCTTTAAACAACAAGAACAATGACAACAGAAAAACCAACACAGAAACAATTAGATTATATTAAGTCTATTGAGGAAAATACAGGAATTATTTTTACAGGAACAACTAAAGAAGAAGCCTCAAAGTATATTTCAGCAAATAAGAACCACCCAGGAAATCAGAATGAGTGGGCTATTATTAATGGTTATTAACTAAACAACAAGAACAATGAAAATAGAAGTGATTACACCTTCATTAAATGAAGCAGGTTTTGGAGTTAAAGAATGTAACTCAATGTATGAAGCACATACAAATAAGATTTACAATGATGCCAATGGTTTTCCAAGTGAAATCTATGTTGATGGTATTTTACAAGACCACTTACCATCTGATGCTATCCAACCCGATACTTATAAAGTTAAAACTAACTAAAAAACAAGAACAATGAGAAAAATTAAAATAGTCAGGTAATACATAATGAGAAAATGGTATCTCATCCTATATGGTTGTATTGTTATAGGTTCGAGTCCTATCCTGACTATTTTTTAAACAACAAGAACAATGAAAGAAATAGAAAAGATTAAAAGTGAATTAATTGCAATTCAAGATTTTTTAAAAGACAAGCAGTTTTGCATTGTTATTACAAAAGATAGCATTGAGTGTTTATCATCAGATTCACAAGTACAGAATATTAATTTTAATAACAAGAATGATGAAGAATAAAATATTTAAGTTCCTATATATTAAGCAAGAAAAGCAATATGAAGATGCGTATGGAACTTGGATTAAATTTAGAATCAACCCATTTAATCCACTGACCTATGTAGTTATTATTTTCGGACTATTAACGGGTTTAATTATGTTTGGAATAGTGGGAATGTGGAGAGAAATTGATACAACAAATCCTTTTAAATGGAATGAATATCAAATTAGTGAAACAACCTTTAAACAACAAGAACAATGAAACTAAACAAAATAAGACAACTATGTGGAAGAAATGTATTATATTTGTAGTATAAAACAATTCTTCCATATGTATTATTATGTTTACACTCATACAAATATTGTTGACAACACTGTATTCTATGTTGGTATAGGTTCTTCAGTTAATAAGAATGAATACTCTAGAGCTTATAGTAAGAATAGAAAAAGACAAGTTGAATGGACTGAATATACTTCTATAAATGATTATTCGGTTAGCATAGTTGCTATTTATGACAATAAAGAAGAAGCTTGTCTTAAAGAAGTTGAACTTATAGCTAGGTATGGTAGAAAGATTCATGGTAATGGTTCATTATTAAATAAAGCTCCTGGTGGTCATAAATGGAAAGATTCTACTAGAGTATACCAATATAGATTGACTGGAGAATTTATTGCAGAATGGATTTCAGCCAAAGAAGCTGCTCATGTTCTTAACATAAGTGAAACTTCTATATATCAATCATGTAGAAGTGATTATAAAGCAGGTCAGTTTCAGTTTAAAACCTTTAAGAAACAACTTATTGATCCATGGGTAGATAAACTATCTAAAAAGGTTTATCTTTTTTCTAAAACAGCTGAATATATTACTAGTTACAAGTCTATTGAAGAAACAGCTAAACAGTTAAACACTACAGCAAATCAAGTTAGAGAAGCTCTAAATGGTAAAAGAGTTACTGCAAAGGGTTTCATTGTCTCACACAATAGAAACTATTGTAGAGTAAAAAGAATAATTGAACAGTATTCACTTGATGGAATACTATTAGACAAGTTTTCATCTCTTAATGATGTAAAGAAAAAACTAAACTTAACTAGTCATAACTCTATTGATAATGCTATCAAAGGTACTATACAAAAGACTGCTTATGGTTATTTATGGAAAGAGATTTTAAATACTGAAGTCTATGTCAATTAAAAGCAAATTAAAAATCTGTGATGGATGTGGTCTAGAAAGACCCATCTGGAAGAGTGGAGGAACTGGGGGATTCAAATACTGTAAATATTGTTGGAGTTGCCAAAAAGCCATTAATAGTGACAGTTCACA